TACTAAAGTTGCTATACTAATTAGAATGTTTTTTACTTCTTCAGGATTTAAACCTAATTTATCACTAAGTAAAGTTGTTAAAACTCCTATACAAGTATATAGAAATTTACGACTAGAAATCATTTTTTTAAATGTTTGTACTAGAATCCACTTTTTCATCTTATTTATTTTTGATTATTAAATTAATATTTTCACCACCCAAATGTATTACTTCTTTGATTAACAAGTCCATAGCTAATACAGAGTTATGAACAACGTCTTGTTGAGAGCCTAATCCTACTAGGATACATCCACTTGTATCTTTAGCAGTATTCCCTCTATGGAATAGGATATAACTTCTATTCTCTACATCTTCTACAAGTAAGTGAATATAGTCTCTTGTAGCTGATTCTCTAGGTAGTCTTAGCCTTACTTTATATTCTCCTCTTGGAATACAGCTCACATTCTTTTTATTATTTATCCAAGGATTTTCTAAGGTATCACACATCCGTTCTCCATTTAAAAAGAGTTCACCAATGACAGAATTTTCCGAGAATTTATTTCGAATAAGAAGAAGGTTAATCAGTTTTTTTTTTGTCAAATTTAACAAATTTATATATCGTAAAAGTTATAGCTAGAATTAAGGAACAAAAAGTTAAAAGCTCATTGCATTCAGTAAGGCTAAATGCTATTGCTGTACTATTTGCTAGTCCTACTTGAAGGCTGTCTTGCATTTGTTTTATTTTTAGGCTTTTTATCCAAGTAGGATTTAAGCTTTGTTATATTAATTTGTTTTGGCTTGTAGTGTTTCTTCATCAGTTTAAATTCCCTATAGTATTTCTTAAAGTATATCTATTACCTTGATTGTTAGGCCTTTCAAGATTCATATTATTATAATAATTATTATCAGAACTGTTTACATTTGCTCCTGTATTTGTGTTATATTCAGGAAATAACCCTGTATTATTACATAAATAATCTATTAACCTTTCACGATAATACGAACCAGTATTTAAAATTTCTTCTCTAAAACTTTGTGCTTCTTCTGTGCTTAAAGCGTTTCCAGTCTCAGATGTTTTGGAAAAAATATTTCCATTCTCTACTTTGTGTCTCAGATAATTAAAAGCGTGGTAAAGACTATATGAAGGAAGCATATCACCTATATATTCATCTAGTAAAATCTTGTAATTTTCATTACCTACATCATCAACAGTACCTGCTGTTATTAAAGCTTTAAGTTTATTATTAAGATTTGTGCCTAAAGCTGTTTCCACATAAATTTTTTGTGCTTCACGTACGAATGGGAGTAAAATGTCCACATCGACGTTAAGATTGATTGCAGTGCTATCTTTTAGCTTCGCTTCTGATATAAATAGTACATAGCTCATAATTATCTTGGTTCTAAAAATCCGTTATTTTTCATTCTCTTTGGTGCTTTTGCTACTAAGCCACTATTTCTTTTTAAAGTAAATCCTTCACTTATAGCTTTTACATCTGATATTATTTGACTGCTTTTAATATTAGACTTAGCATTTCTTAGTGATGTTTTGTAAACAATTCTTCTGAAGTAATGGTGACAATTTCCTCCTCCTTTGTAGAGCCAAATTGAGTAAGTTGCACTTCTTCCTTTTGGGCCCCATCCTTTATTTACAGGTTTTTTTGTTAAAGCTAATAAATCTTCCTTCCTATAAACTTTTTTAGAAGACATCATTAGTTTGCAAAACTCTCTAGTTTCGCCCTCTTGACTTAAAGCATTATCTTTAGTGTACATATATCTTACTGTGTAATAGTCATTATAAGATTTATTTACACCATCTTGTACACTTCTTGAATTAGGCCTTGCCGTTCCTGTTGATGCTAGTTCTGTTTTACCATTAGCAATATTATTAAGTTCTGCTTCAAAGTCAAAATCCTCGTGTTCATCATTTGCATTTTCTTCATCTACTATTTTCCAATCTTCAGGAATATCTTCACCAAAGTCAGCTATAAAACTTTCTAACTCAGTAAAATTACTTTCTGATTTATCACAATTACATTTTTTTAAGTCAGTAGCTTCTGAATGGTCTTTACAAGCCATATAAACAGTCCTGCCTTCGTATTCGTGTTCGTGATACCCTTCACACCCTAAAGTCTTTGCACTTGTTAAGGCTTCTTCTATGGTGTCAAAAACAGGCTTTCCGTCAATCATTCCTACTTTTGCAAACTCCTCTTTTATTTCAACAGATTCTTCTTCATTTAAAGGTGGTAAACCAATTTCTTCTCTTATTTCATCTTGCGTCATTACTTCCCTAATAGTCTTAGAATCAAATTGTATAGTTATTGGTTTAAGTTGTACAAACTGAACAGGCATATCCATATTATTAACTTGGAATATTTTGTGTAATACTTTTAAGATTTGCCCTTGGAACGGAGAAATTACAGTATTAAGATAAAAATTACTAGCGTTTGCTAGCTCGTCTGCATTGCTTGAGAACCCATTAGCACTATCCAAGCCCATAAGTGTCTTAGAAGTAACCCTATGACCTGAGAGGATGTTACTAGTCAGAAGTTCTTGGAGTGCCAAGTACTGTTTGTCTAAATCTGATGGACTAATAGATGTTATTTCAGGTACTCTTGTTTTATCGTCTGAGAACGTCAAGACAAATTTTCCTGCGTTTTTTTCTGACGTGAATTTTTGTTCTAAGCTTTGTTCTATCTGATTTCTCTCCTCAGCGGTCGGAATTCCATTTGCGAAGCTAATCATAAACGAACCTGTAAATCCGTTAGATATGTTATTGAGATGGAACTCTGAAACTTTAGAATCAATCAAAGCCCAGTTATTACAAGAAATGTAATCACTTGTAAAATATGAATTCATATTAGGACTGTAAAGACCTGTATATAATATTTGATTTGGTGAAGTTCTATCGTTTACATTAAAGGCTGGAACTCTGTAAGGTTTGTTCGTTCTTGTATTTGCCCAATCTCCTGATACATAATAACCTCTAGTCTTGCCAAATTCATCAGGACGCTCGCAGCGAATTTTTTCGACTGGAATGTGATAAATCTCAGCTATCTGTGTTCTGTCTTTTGACCAAACTATGTTAAGAGCAAAAGCTCCTTGAAGCTTAAAGTCAAATGCTACCTTTTTTAAGACCTCGTGTAGTGTTTCATTTCCGTTTGCGTTATTCATAAAGTTCTGTAACTTTACTCTTGCTTCTTCATCTCTATCTTCCTCATCTGTTATGACTAAGTCTTCTCCACTAATCATTTCAGCAGTAGCGTTTACGATTGCAGCCGTTATAGAACTTGAATAGTAAAGGTCAATTAAGAACTGTGGGTAAAGGTTTCTCCATTCGCCATTAGCATCTCCGTACTCAATGTAATCCTTTCCTCTAACCTCTTGTACTAAAGGTGCTGTTGAAGTGCTTAAATCTACTGAAATTATTTTATCCATTTTATAAAGTTGAAAGTCTTGCGTTTATGTTTGCAGTTAGTGTTGCATTTGAAGTACTATAAATTTGCACTTCTTTTATCCTTCCTGAAAAACCATTGACATCAGTTCTTCTAATTCCTATTGAATCAATATCAATAGTTCCTGCTAAAGTTACTGTTGCAGTTTGTAATACTCCATTTCTATATAAACTAAATACATCTGAAACTCTACTTATAACAACATAGTCATCACCAAATGTTCCTGAATCTAACCCTATAACAGCTGCACTTCCATCTATTTTTATAGTAATATTATCAGAAGATGAAATCTTAAAGAGTTCATTGGCGGTGGTATTGTCAGCTACAAAAGTTCCATTAGTAGATGTAGGATTCATTTTTATTCCTAAAGTAAAGTCATCTCCAAAAGACATTTGACTTGTTGTCTGTAAGTTAGTATCATTACTAGCATCAAAAGTTATAGCTCCTCCATTATAAACAGGTTGTTCAGCTGTGTCTGCTTGAACCATATCTCTACTATTGGTAGATTGGTCAGCCCATTCAGAAACATTTAAACCATTTAAAGTTATTCCTACATTGAACTGATACCAAGCCTCTAAAGTAGATTCATCAGTAGGTGTCCAAGAACTTCCTAAAGAATTTATTGATACTAAACTTAATGCTTGTTTAAGTGCTAACATTATACTACTTGGTCATAATAACAGATTGCTAAACCACTTGTTAAAGTAATTGCTGAAACTGCTAGAAATAAAGTCGTCCCTGCTGCCATAGTCGTATGAAGACTAGAGGCTGCACTTCCTGTTCCTGTTTGAATGTTAGAAGCCGTGATTGAAGCTATTACACTTTCAGTAACAAAGTGAACTGCATAGTAGTCTTTTCCTGACATAGCTGTAGTCGTTATTACATCACATCTATTTTTTCCTAATTGCTCTGTTAAGAGTTGTTGTACATTTTCTATTGCCATAATTTTAATTTAATCGTTATATATATAATTTGTGTCATTTGGTGATTCGTGTTGAGTATATCTTACTTGTTCATCTCCTAGTGGTTCTTCTATTAATAGTTTTCCTATCTCTATTGGTGCTTCAAATTCAGTAATATAACCACCATTAGGAGAATTTCCTGTATTATTAAAAGTAAAGAAGATACTTCCTAAAGGATTTCCAAAACTACAAGCCACTTCCCATTCATTATTCCACGCTATAATTTTAGCTAACCTTCGTGTTATAGGTTTCTTTATTGCAGTAAAAGAACTACCTCCTACTGTTCCGTCATCAGTATAATCTCGTAAAAGTGTTGTTCCATCATAAAGAAGTACTTGATACGATTCTAAATCTGTTGGATTTAAACCACTATTCATATTTGATTCAATTGCTGCAACTTCAATAACAATATCTTCAGGCTTTGTCTTTACAATATAAGAGTATGTCCTTCCTGCCCAAAAATTACCAACAAATCTTATTTCCTGACCAACTGATGCATTAGATTCAATGTAAAATACTGTTGAATCACTTTTTCTAACTACATTTTTAAAAAATAATTCTCTTATTCCTGATGAAGCACAAACTTCAGAACCTATAACCTGTGTCAATGTATTAACATAAGTAGAAGGCTGATTAAATGGTGGGGGATTGCAAGTCGAATATTCTTTTATAGTATATGTATCAGCAACAAGACCTGTAATTTCATAAGTATCAACATCTAAATTACCACTATCAATAACTGTTCCTGATGAATTAGTGCATTCCCAAGTTCCTCTTTCTAACGGATTAAATAAATCACAATCTGGATTACCTACTTTAATTGCTGCATACATCCAAAATACTTCATACTTCCAATATCCTGTTTCCTCAAAATTTACTCTACCCTCATATATGTTTTCAGATTGTAAGACAGTATTGTAAATCTCAACCTTAGCATACCTATCGTTTAATACTATTACTTTACTGTACGCCCATTTAACTGCTCCTGACATATCATTAGTAAACTTAAACAAATATCTATCACCAACAATAGGTACAGGAAACCTTCCAAATGCATTATACTGTTCAGCGTCCTTTAAAGTAAGATAAAAAATATATACATTATCTTGATAGTTTGTTTTAAGCATAGTATATAATAGAAAAAGTTAGTTTTTATTTGGAAAAGAAAAAGGGTAGCAATTAAGCCACCCTCATTCAAGAAATATATAAAAGAATACTAATTAAGATGTAACTATTGCTCCAAAGGTAAATGCAGAATTATCAAAAGGTACTGTAGTATAGTCTGCAACCATAGCAAAAGGTAATGCTTCCATTCCGTCAAAAGTCAATGTATAACCATTTCTATCCCCCCAAGCTGCTCCTGAGTCCATAGTACCTGCGTTAAGTTCCATTCCATTAACTGAACCTAATCCTACAATAACATTGTGTCCATTAGCTAGTGTTTCGTTAAGTTCTGCAAAGATTATAGTTCTAGTTGCTCCTAAAAGCTTTACCTCGTTTTGGTCTGCTTTTGTAAGTCTGTTAAGTATTATGTTAATAATTGGTGTGTAATAAATAGTTCCGTTTTCTCTCGAGCCCACGATAGTATCAGTTAAACTTGATACTCCTAAAGGCATAACATATTTATATAGGTCATTAGAACCCATTTCTAAGTCTGTAATTTCTCCTGCTGTTTGAGGTATAGAAGTAACTTGGTCAAAAACTGCAAAATAAATATTTTTGATTCCACCACTGATTCTATTACAGTCGAGTCCCCTACCTTTGGTAATTAGCGTACAAGCCATTTTATTGTTTTTTATTAGGTTAAGGGAGGAGAGGTTTTACCCCCTCCTTCCGTATTATTTATTTATTAAGACTGTCTTACGATATCAGCTCCTGTACCTGTTTGTA